GCTGGATGAAAATCTTCCAGTGCTCGTTCCTGCAATGTTATAAGATGTTCTAATTCGACCATCCGGATCATTCGCTGTTCTGAGGACACTGATCTTATCTCCCAATTCGCTGAGGGTGTTGATGTGTTTGACAATCTGAGTCGCTATCGGATGGACCTGTAGCTTCTCGCGGGCTTTAATATCGGTAGTGGGTCGGCCCATGCGGGTGATGGGTTTGAGGCCCAGGACATTGTAGAATAGGTTTTGTAGGTCGTTGGTGCTGCGCCAGTTAAAGGATTGTAACCCACAACCCTCAAGTACAATTCGCTCGAGGTTGTGTTGCAGTATCTCCCCAGCTTCGAATAGTTCGTCGATGACCTCCATGCGGCGAGCTTGGTCAATGAGAACCCCGCGGATTCGCATCTCGAGGGTGGGGCCTTGGAGGGCTTTGCTAAAGGCGTAGGTCGCTGCGGTGTGCTCATCGAGTTGGGGGCAGATAGAATCAAAAACATCGCGAGTCACTAAACAATCCAAGCCGTTGTAGCATTGGTATTTATCCCATTCAGGCAGGGAGTCCAGATCGTCCTTGTGGGTGCGGATGATTTTCATTGTTTAATCTCTGCACCAATCCAGCACACCGGCCATGGCTTGTCATCTTCTACACCAATAAACAACCAAATCTCTTGCTCATTGATGTCATAACCAACAAATCTGGCTGGCTGATCTTGTTGTCGCCAATTATTAATTGAAGCTTCGAAGGCTGCGTCATTCCACTCTATATTTTCAAAGCCTGGCGGTGTAAAGTCTACATCAAATACTGGCTTAACCCAATAGAATGAACCTGATTTTAGATCTTGCATTAGTTATCCCTCTTAATAGTCTTTCCGTGCTTCGCCATGCCCTTCCAGGATCGCTCGTCGGAGTAGATCGATCCGAGGAAGCCGAGGTTTTTGAGCATCTCTGGTTGTAGGGCGTGGTTTAGGAGCATGGTGTCTTCGGTTGCGCCGTAGACTTTGATGTGCATGGAGCGCCATAGGAAGGCTATGTCGTAGGCCCCGTTTTGAAAGAGCTTGGGGATTGTTGGGTCTTCCAGAATGCTTCTAACAATCTGCCAAACCGTACATTCACTGGTGCTATCAGGCCAATAACTTCGGCTCGCTGCACGGGAGTCATCGAACGGAACAACCAGAGCAATTCGGTTGCTAGGAGCGAATCCAATGCACGTGACGCGGTCTCCAGCTGTCTCAATGTCTGTAGAAAGTAGAGTACATCCTTTGATGTACTCCGTATAGAAGGCCTCAATGTCTTCGATACTCGGCTCGATCCAGATTTCACGTTCGGGTCTCCTGATCTCAGGGTAGCCAGACTCTCGGTGGGCTTTCATCAGATCGGCGATGACTACGGGTCTGAGGTCCCAGTTGCGGAGGACTGCGGTGGGGTGGTAGGTTGGGAGGAGCTTGAAGTCGGCGACGGTGTGGGTGGACAGGAGGGTGGTTCCTCGAATGGCACCAATGCCGCTGAGTCCGCTAAGTGCCCATAAAGCGCAGTTGCCCAGGCAGACCACGACGTTTGGATTCTTATCAAGTAGCTCGTCCCCCAACCTTGCCAGCTCATTCGCAAACTCCTTCCTAACAAATGGTCCGCTGGGCTTGGGCTTCCCAGCACCAGTGGGTATCTTCAGCATCGGGTAGCCGGGCAGGGCCTCGGATTTGGGACCTAGGAACCAGCCGAGCCAGTTGTTGGGTGGACGGTGGTTGAAGACGTTGGTGCGGTAGACTTCGGGATGGTTATCCCAGAGGGACATGATATGGCGATTGTCGTTGGTGAGGTAGTATTTGTGAATCAGGTCGCGGTCGACGGGACTGAGGGTGATTAGCTCGGCCTCAGACATCATGCGGAGTAGCTCGATGCCCGAGGCGCCAATCAATGTAGAACCATGCTTGGCCTCGGCTTCGCCTTGGGCTTCGGCGAGGAGGACGATGCGAGTCATTTAGGCGGCTCAGGCAAAGGCATCCAGTGCGTTGGATTAGGGATTTCGCCGTCTTCGTTAAATCCATAGGAATCAGCAACACAAAACAGTTTGTGGGTATCTGTGTAGCTAAAACAGGTTGCAACCACTATATTGTCACCATCCCAAACGAGGAATGGAATGCTGTACTCGCCAGTCTTAGGCGGCTTAGGACAAGTCTCGATGGGCTGCCAGTTCATACCTGCTCTCCCTTCACCCGATGATTTGGATCAAGCCCCAGATTCGCGAAGTTAATAATCCCGAACCAATGCTTTGGGTGGGCCGGGTTACCGGCGAGAATTCGCCCCATGCGGGAGCAGATCATGTCCAGGGATTCTTGCTGCCAAGGTTCGAGGCCGTTCCAGGCGTCTTCGCCGTGGAGCATGGCCTTGAGGTTCTGCGCGATGCGGGCGTTGTCGGTGTATGATCCGTGGGCGGGGGAGAGGGACAATGTGGGGCGGACAGTGCTAGTGACTGCTTCAACCAGCTTGCGCATGGAGTTGTCTACTGCGGTGTCGTTCATGTTGGGCTCCTATGGTTGGTGGGGGCACAATCGCCCCCACCAGGGTTTGGGCTTGGGGCTTAGCTACGCCAAGTCACTGCTTTGACAGCCCACATCTGAGCAGTCTGGGCTTCGGTGATGGCGATGGAACACAGGCGAACCATCTCGGGGTTATCACCGCGGGTGATGTAGCCCTTGCGAAAGTCATCCATGTGGTCGATGATGTCGGCGTAGAGTTTCTTGAGCTTGTCGACATCTCCATTACTAGACGGATTGAATGACAAGCCAACTGCGCGTTCGCCGAAGGTCATTGATCTACCGTTTTCATAGTCCATGTGTTGCTCCTCACTCCGCCGGGGCCGTGCGATTGACCTCGGCATATGCCTGGGTGTTGTCCTGGCTCATACGATGCTTGACCTGGGCGAGGACCTGGCCATTGACCACCTCGGCGTTACGGGCTCGGCGACTGGCAGCGTCGCTGAGGTCCAGTCCGCAATGCTCGTGGAATTCGTCGAGGCGGAAGATACTGTCGGGGGTGAGGTAGTAGGTCACCGACAGGTTCTTGCCGTCGAGTCCGCCGACCTCGGCCAAGGCATAGGCATCAACATCCTCCAAGGTTGAGATTGGTCGCAAGGCGAACTTGACGAAGGGAGTTTTCTTCTGGGAAGACAGCCCATCCTCCGGCTGGCCGACGATGCAGACATAGGTACCCTCGGGCAAGGGCTTTGGGCGATTGACTTCGGTCGGCTGTTCATCCAAAATTGAGGTGAAGTTCGGGGCGTTGCTCATTGCATAGGTCCTTTGGTTACGATGATGCCAGTGATTGCGGTGTGGAGTTGGGTTTCAATGTGGGTGAGACAGGTCTCCATGGTTGTGGTGCGAGTTGGGAGTTCGGTGAGGTATTTGTGCAGGCCGAGGAGGGAGTTGAGGTCGAAGGCTTGTGCTGCTTGTGGCTGGGGTGGTGCGGGTGGTTTCCATTGACTATGGTTCATGCTCGCCTCAAAGTTAGCGACTTGGGTTTGGCGACGGGGGTAGGCTCGGACTTCGCGACGGTGCCGCCATGGAGGATCGCGAAGAATTCTGCGAGGCCGGTGTCGGTCGGGAGTTCGGTGGGCATTGCATCGGGTCGGCCGTTGGCAAGGGAGATCATTTGGTTGGAGGTTAGTTGGATGGTTCGCTTGTCGGCTTTCTGTATATATCTGATGTAGTTGGGGAAATAGGTGGGAATCTTGGGGCTGAGCTTCTGGCCGATACCCTGGGGGAAGATCTTGGTTGTGCCATCGTCAAGGGTCATGTACACGCCATGACAGATCACAATGACATTGCAACGGAAGTTAGGCGAGGTTAGACTGGCGAGTTGCTTCTCAACGTCGTCCTGGGCGTTGCCGTAGATTGCTCGGCCGTCGGCTTGACCGCCTTTGCCAACCGGGGTCATGCTGCGGTGGAACTCCATAGCAGCGTCGCACCAGCGGCTGAGGGAGTCGATAACAAGGATGGTATCATCGGGCCAAACCGAGGGTGGACCCAGTTCGATGAGCTCGCCGGTGATTGAGTCGGTATAGGACCAGTTGTTGAGCATTTTAAGAGAATCAATCCAGGCTCTTGGACGGCCATCCACAATTGTACCGCCAGGACTGACCTTGTAATCATCGCGAAGGCTGCGGTATTCGACGTTGTCGATCTTGTCGGGACAGTGGGACATGATTTGGTATTTGAGCGGATCGAGGAGGTTGTCCATGTCGAGAATGCGGAGTTTGTAGTTGGCACGGACGAGAGAAACCAAGGATGATGTCTTTCCGCTTTTCGCATCCCCGAGAAGCAGGAGCTTGACGAGGTTGTTAGAGTGGTGGTTGGACAGGCTGGGCATCGGGCTTGGGCTCCTTGGTGATGGTGATTTTGACCTTATCTCCGGACTTAAGGCCATGGTCTTGGAGGCAGAATCGGTTGCTAATTAGTTCGAATGTGTGCTGATCAGCGTTGTAGACGGTGTCAACAACTGAAATCATCACCTCGGTTTCATCGGGTTCCATCTTTGATCAGGCTCCAGTTTTTCAAAGTCAGCCGCGAGGAATCGGTCGCGGACTGCGGGGGATTTGGAACAGATGCCGCGGAAGCGACAACCGCCGAATTTGTCGCAAGAGGTATCGTTCATGGGGAAGTGGCCCGAGGTGGCACACGATTCGGCAAAGGCTAGGGTCACTCGCAGGTCAGCAAGCCATTCTTCCAGTTGGTCCTCGGTGCGGTAGGTGAAGCCTCGGGCGAAGGCATTGGGCTTTTCGAGGAGGACCTGGGCGGCGTCGATGATGACTCCGCGGATTGGGGCGTTGAGGATGATCTTGCCGGCGAGGGTGTACAAGGTCATTTGGTTGTGGGGTTCGTATTGGTTGAAGTAATAGGCGGACAAGGTGGTGGTGCTAGTCTTGCGATCCATGACTAACAACTGATCGTTGAAGTCCACGACGCGATCGAGATGACCGCAGAGGAGGTAGGGCTGGCCCATACCACCCGGCTCGACAACCTCATAGCCAGTTGGCCCCCAATCCAACTCAAACCTAAAACTCAACTCCACCGCCGGCGTCCCGTCGTTGAGGATGTAGGTTTGGGCCGGGTCGTCAGCGAAATGGTCAAGGTAGTCGACCACAAGGCTAACGAGAGTGTCACGGTTTTTATAGTGGCCCGCTTTGGTGTCAAGGTCTGGGTGCCAATCCTGAATTCGTTCGATCTGGGTCCTGACCACTTTTCGTATTGCATCTTCACGTTCGGCTCCTTCGGCCATGAGGCGATCGAATTGTTCCAGGGCGGCGTGGTATTCCAGGCCGAAGCGAAGGTGGACGGATTCGCCTTTACCGGCGTAGCCCTGTAACATTACATATTCGTAATAGCGTGGGCAAGTTTTGAACATGCCCAGCGACGTGCTGTCCCAGGCATACTGTATCTGGGTCCCCGGTAGGAATGGCGAGGTGGTGCCCTTGGCAACAACCGATTCGTCGAGGACTTGGTCGGCCATTAAATCCTCCTCGTGATGCCACTGGCCTT